TCGTGCCGAAAGGCGTGTCAGTTCGAGTCTGACTAGACGCACCACATTTGAATCGTTTCAACTTGAGAACTTCGAAGATTAATCAAATGATTTTTAGCGAGTTCGACTGTCTGGTGATGTCACGGGTCTCATAAGCCCGTTTAGAACGGTTCGATTCCGTTACTCGCTACCATTTTTAAGTGTATTGTGTTCAGTACACTTAGGAAAAAGTTGTTGACAAATGATTTTTTAGTTGTATAATGTATACATGAACTAGCAAAAGGACAAAGGTAATGAAACCAAATGAAATGTTAGATGTCGCATTACACATCGCGGTGACGTCGCATAAAGGACAATTTGATAAAGGTGGAAAACCTTATATTCTTCATCCTCTTGCAGTAATGGGTTTGTTAAATACGACCGATTACGAATTGATGTGTATTGCACTGTTACACGACGTCGTCGAAGATTGCGGAATCACTTATCATGGTTTAAAAGAAGCTGGAATGTCGGATCGCGTTATTATGGGAATTATGTGTTTGACAAAAAGTATCGGCGAGACTTATTATGAGTACAAAGCAAAAGTCATGTCGAATGTAGATGCCATTAAAGTGAAAATGGTAGACTTGCAGCATAACAGCGATATTACACGTTTAAAAGGTGTAACTGAAAAAGATATTACAAGGATGGTAAAATATCACAATTTTTATCTTGAATTGAAAGAATTAATTACTAAATAACGTTTTATCTGTGTGTAAGTCAGTTGGTAGACACCCCGCCTTGGAAGTGGGAAGCCGCTGGTTCGAGTCCAGCCACACAGACCAATTTTGCGGATATAGTCCAATAGGTAGAGGCATGAGACTTAAAATCTCACAAGTGTGGGTTCGAATCCCACTATCCGTACCATGTTTAATGTTGGTTTTAGTATAATGGTATTACAGTGGCTTTGCATGTCATTGATCGGGGTTCGATTCCCCGAGGCTCCACCAAAGTTTATTCCCATGTAGAGGAACTGGTAAACTCAGAGGACTGTTAATCCTCCGCTTAATTGCACTGTAGGTTCGATGCCTACCATGGGAGCCATTTTAGAAGAAAGTAAACCGAAAAGGTTTCGGGATTGTCTGCTAAACAATTCGTTCGACGTAAGTTGGATTCGGGTCGGGACCGATGCTTTCTGCCATTGTTATACACCATTCGTCTATCGGTTAGGACATCAGGTTTTCATCCTGGTAAGAGGAGTTCGATTCTCCTATGGTGTGCCAGTTTTAGGATGTGAGATCCGTTGGAACGGATACTTGCCTGTCTAACAAGTCGTTGTGGGTTCGAATCCCATCACATTCGCCAGTTTAGGGAACTTAGCTCAATTGGTTAGAGCAACCGGCTTTTAACCGGTAGGTTCTGGGTTCGATTCTCCAGAGTTCCCACCAAGTTTGAAAATTGCGGGTGTAGTTTAATCGCCAGTTGTATCCAATACCACGTAGTGTGTAATCGTGGGGCGTCAACACACGCACCATGATGAGCGAGCCGTTAGCCCACTCATCATGTTTTTGGGGCTGTAGCTCAGTTGGGAGAGCACTTGTTTTGCAAGCAAGATGTCGTGAGTTCAATTCTCGCCAGTTCCACCATTTTTGAGACAAGGGCATCTGACAGCAATTAGATGTCCTTGGTGTAAAAGTGTAACGGCTCGCACGGTTCAACGAGTAAGTTTATGAAAATGCTTGCTGGCATGATTAATTTTCTGAATGGGCGGCAGGAGGGGTTCAAATCCCCATTACTTTACTCAAATTCAATTCGCGGGTGTAGTTTAATGGTAAAACCTCAGCCTTCCAAGCTGATGTCGAGGGTTCGATTCCCTCTACCCGCTCCAGTTTCAAAGTACAGACTTTGATACGTTTCTTGGACAACGAAAACCAAGATCTTGCTAGATAAGATATACGAATAAGTGAAGTTTCTAGTCTAACTTCGCATAATATAGAACCCGCCCTGCTGAACATTCCTTATCCCCTTGGAATGAATGCACACTGTGGCGTAAAGTGGAAAAAATGTTTTGCTGTTTGAGTTTTTTTCTGGTCATATAAAACGCCCTATACCGTCAGGTGATGGTCATGTTCGTACAGTTGAGGGGCTTGTTTCTAACATGTTTTTAAAAAGATCCAGAAATGGATCTTTTTTTGAAATCTTGAAAATAGTTGTTGACATGTTAAGTTTTAAGTGTATAATGTACTCATAGCGTTAAGAAATCGATTGAGGATGTAGAGATGACTGATGAACGATACAAACAACTGATGATTCAAATGGGTATGCCGGAAAGTCATAGCCTACTATGCTGTCTACGTCAAGCAGTAATGGAAACTGAAATGGAGTGTCTCAAAAAGACTGATGCACTTCAAGCTAAAATTGATGAATTGATGCTTGAATACTGTCCAAATGAAATGACGCCCGATCAACTTTCAACATACGAAGCTAATCAAAAAGGAACAGAGTTTTGCACTTTAATTATTGGAGATACTAAAATGTCAGCAAATAAATGTCATCCGCACAAAGACCTAATTATCGAATGGGCATATGGTGCTAAAATTCAATATAAGATGCCTACGGGAAAATGGGTTGACTCGACATGTGATACTATTACATGGTCTGTTAATAAGGAATATCGTATCAAACCTGAACCGATTATTCTCCAATATCGTAAATATCTTACCGTATACAACGACTACATGGACAAAAGAACTGAATATGGAATTGCTATTGCTATAGATCCTTCATACAATGTCGAAAAAGAATCACACTTCGTGAAATGGCTTGATGACGATTGGATAGTAGTGGAAATAACCCCTTAATAACCCCTTAATAACCCCTTAATGAACTTTTTTAAAATGAGGAAAAATGAAATGAGCAACCCTATCCGCTGGAACAAATCAGGAAACAAACACTTCCTACTTCCGTTTTCCGACGGTCTAACGCCGTCGCTTGAATCCGCTGTTTATGAAGTTGGTTACAATCAACAAGAAGGTTATCACCTTGTATTCAAGCACACTAAATTTTCAATGCCCGAAAAGATTTATAACTTCAATAACAGTGACGTTAAATCCGATCTTGAAGAAATTTTCTTGACTCGTTTTAAACAAGGTAATTCAAATCTTGGTGTATTGTTGTTAGGTGAAAAGGGTACTGGTAAATCTTTGCTTTTGAAGCGAACTGCTAATCTTGCTTTGCTTGCGGATATACCCGTAATTATGGTTGAAAATTCATTCCCAACTGAGTCACTGGCAAATTACCTATCTAACATTCCAGATGAATGTGTAATTCTGTTTGATGAATTTGAAAAGAAATTTGATAAAGATGGTAATAGTCCTCAATCGCAGAGCGGATTACTTTCCTTTATGGACGGAACTTCAACTCATAAAAAGCTGATCGTACTAACCGCTAATGCTGAATGGTCAATTAGTCCATTTTTCATCAATCGTCCTTCGCGGATTCGTTACTGTATCAACTACACGGAATTGACGCACGAATTTATCAATCAATTCTTGCAAGAAAACTTGCTTCATAAAGATGCAATTAAAACACTTCTTGACGAACTCGATCTAGTTGAAAGTGTAAACTTCGACTTGTTGAATACTATTGTTAAAGAAATTAACATCATGTATCCAAACGAATCAATTAAGGCAATTTTGAATATCCTGAATATCAATCGCGATCAAACTGATATAATGACGTATCAAACTACATTCTTTGTCAATGGCGAGAACGTATTGACACGATCTGATAATATTGATTGGGATTATATTCCAAATGGTAATCAATTTATTTCGATTCCAATAAAAACGTCACAAGGAAAAATAGTTAATCGTAATGTTACGATTCGCCCGGAAAATCTAATTCCTATTAATGGCAAAAATCAATTTGCATATGAAGAAGATGATTTGATTTTTGACATTGGTGAAGAAGAAATTAAACTCAATCTTCGAATTGAGTTTATTCGAATCAAGCAAATTGTATGGTGTAACGGAGAATTTTAATGTCAACACGTAACCGACTAGGTAACTGTCATAACCCATTCCAAGGCAAAGACAAACGTGTATTATGCGTCTGTTCGGTAGGGCTTCTCAGAAGCCCTNCCGCCGCATTCGTACTTCAACGCGAGTTTGGGTATAATACTCGCGCCGCTGGCTTAACTGCGGAATTTGCTCTTATTCCTGTAGATGAAGTTCTTCTTGAATGGGCGGATGAAGTTGTGGTGATGGAACAATGGATGTATGATCAATTAAGTCAATTTGATGGCGAATTGATCTGTCTTGATATCCCAGATCAATTCGATCGTATGAATCCAGAACTACAACAGTTGATTCTTGATTCGTACAAAGCTAAAACACAATCTTCGGAGTAATCATGAGTAGATACTTGATAAATTCCATCAACTAGAAGTATATTCAAAGGTGGAACAATTTTTTAATGCTGACGGCGCGGGTATAGTAGTAAAATACAAACTTGTATGGGAAACTGTATATGAGGAAAAGAAATGAATGTTATTGGGGCTTCTGTTATTTTAATTTTTATTATGTACGTAATTATTTCAACCGTGATGTACACTGTTTGTTTATTTGAATATGTAAATCTCGCAGAAGTGCGGCATACTAAAAAGCTCATTAAAGATTGCGAGTTAAATATACCTCGCAATCAATCGTGTGTACTGATTGCAATGCCTAAAGACAAACCTGCGGAGACATCCATTGAAAGTAATTGATATTGATAAATTTGAAACTCGGTTAGATGAATACTTAAACTTTATTCGCCCGTCCGAGGAAGAATTGAAAGATAAGAATACGCTTCATATGTGGGAAGCCTTAAATGTAATGACATCTATTGTTAGATCTGCTGCGCTCAATTCTGCGGTAGAAATCAAAGAGCCCCGTTCCCGAACTAAAAAACCAAAAGTTGAGATCGTTAGCTAAAATCTTGAAAATAGTTGTTGACATGTGAAATTTTAACGTGTATGATGTACACATAGAGTTAAGAAACCAAGTGGGGATATAGAGATGTCGTTTATTAAGCATACGCCAGTCGCAAACATTCAATTCTTAATCAATCACTATTCAGAAGCTGATGGCGTTGATGTACAATATGTATGCACTACAGAACTTCCGCACGCCGACAATACACCAGTAGATGTGTTCTATCGTGCAACGCCACACCCAGTCTTTGGGAATCGATATTTTGGTATCATTTCTCGCAGTGATCGAATATTTATTACAAATGCGGATAATGTTGAACAGCTTGAGTTTTCAATGATGGTATTGCCGGAAGGACACTTTTATTCGCGATTCCGACACGATTTCAATTCAGTTGGTGAGTTTTTCATTGATGGCGGGCGCGCGTATACTCGCACAAATTGCCCAAACATCTCGAACTATGTAATCTTGAATGGTAAATTTATCGAATCCGAAAAGTGATTTATGGATCATTTGCAATTATTAACAATCATTGGGTAGAACCAAAACGACTAGGAGTTGATTAATGGATATGAAAATGAATGTTGAATTTAAGTGGTGCGGAAGCGAAAATTCTCAAGAGGGAGTTGCGACGTATTCAATTTCTTCAAGTCCACATAAACCAGAATATATCCTTCCTATGCCATCATTTTTAAAAGCGCAACAATTTTTAGCAGTTTTGGAAAATGTGTATAAAGAAGGGTACATTGCTGGCGTAAAAGATGTAAAATATGCAGTTTCACAAACATTAACTAAATTGACTCAGTGAGAAAGAAAATGACACAAATTAAAATTGTCGACAAATCAACTAAGCCTAATGTTATTCTTATGGATGACCTTGAACCTTGTCAAGTTGGACGAATTGTTTCGGGTATCTATAAAGGGCAGATAGTAATGAGAACATCAGATTCTGATGTACACTCATATCTCGATTTATCTGATTTTACTGAGGATTCTTGTTGGGGATATGGAACCGAGATACGAGTAGAACTTTTAGACGTAGAAATTACAGTCACCATTAAAGGAGTTCTGTAATGGGATTTTCTCTTGAAATGTTTTTTGAGTATATCTGTAATGCCGTATAAAACTAATATTTTATCAGAACTTCCTAAGTGGAATGAACTTGATTTAGCAAGTCAGCTGCCATCATACGACTCATTTGGGCGTAGTGCGGCATATATACAAAAGTCATGGGACATCACTAATACGCTTGAATTTGAAAGGATGATGACATATTTTCGAGAAAGGGGATATTTGACACGTTCGCTATTTTTCTTGTGGAAGCGCAGTAAAACGGTGGAACATGCACTAAAGGTTGAGGGGTATTGGTAATGACATCGTTACGCAGTTTTGTAAAGGATTTACTCGATGATCAATGGCAATACGGTCTTCGATGTGATCCCGGAGTTCTTCAGAGCACAGAACTTGATCCCGGCGTCGTCCTTGATCAAATTTGCTCCGAGATAATTTCATTGGTTCAAAATGAAACTGAGTCTAAACCCGCAGGTTATACTATGACGGTGATTATTGACATACTTGAGCGCAAACACGTCTTACCGGATGATACTTTGACGGTTTGGATTGAAGGTGCCACGCATTCAAAATTCACTAATGTCGATTGTACTGAAGTCGTGGCTGCATTAACATTGAATGTCGATGTTACTGGAAAATGTTTATCGAAAGAAATTTGCGTTTATTTTGCTAAAACAATCCCAGATCTGTTTGATATTATTCCCGGTACCGTTGTGTATGTTCGAGATTTAACACCCAGTCAACTGGCGAATCTAAAAATAACTTCTGATATTGATATTTGAATAATAAAGGTGGTATGATGAAATTATCGGAGATGAATGAAGCGCTCGAGCGCGACGAGATTCGGCTTAAAACTGAAAATGTGGATGGCGTAGATGTTAATATCTGCTGCTATATGATCGCGACTCCGGATCTTTGGGATACGAAAAACGCGGTGGAAGCTCGCGGAATCACTTTCAATTCAGATGACAATTGCATTGCGCGTCCAATGGAGAAGTTCTTTAATATCAATGAAAATAAGTTCACTCAACTTGATAAGTTAGATTTCAGTGAATCTGTAGCATTTGATAAGCTAGATGGATCGATGATTACAGTCGTTATGATTAACGATAAGTTATTCTGTAAGTCTAAAAAGACATTCTTTTCGCCCGTCGCCATTCAAGCGCAAAACTGTCTTGATTGTAATATTGATTTGCAGAATTTTTGCAGATCGCTGTTGATGTTTGGGTATTCACCGACGTTTGAATTTACATCATTCGATTTACAATTTCAGATTGTAATTCCTTATACTGAAGAAAAGATGACATTCCTTCTTGCACGTCATCTTGTTTCCGGGGAATACTTGGATCGCGAAATCGCCGAAACTGCGTGTGGAATGTTTAATGTTGATTATGCAATGGGTGTTGATGGAAGCGATATTAATTCATTCATTGAACTTGCCAAGACAATTGAAGGTGTTGAAGGTTGGGTATTTGTTATATCGACTGGACAGCGGGTTAAATTGAAGACTCAATGGTATCTGTTGCGACATCGTATTACAAGCTATACAGCTCGCAATATTTTTGATTTGATTATGTCCGAGGAAATTGATAACTTAATGCCTGTTATTGGCTTGCGTGAGGGCGCGACTGAAATCGTCAATCAAATTGGGCATATGATTGCTCATTATATGAAAAATATTGAGCTTGCGGCGGAAGCAATGAATTTGGATTGGGTTGACAAGAAATTGACATTACCTGAAATTGGAAAAACGTATTCTAAACATCCTATTTTTCCACTTGCAATACGTTTGCATAAGTTCATGGAGCCGGATTATAAAGAATACGTTATTCGCAATTACCGAGCCGAGTTTTCGACAACTCCGTTGTTTTTAGGTTGCGATCCTGAAGGTTAATTGATTGTAAATGGGGCATATGCCCCATTTTATTTGCTTAAAAATAATTCGCGTTCGGCTTCGCGACGTCTAGTTAATCCAGCAACTTCTTTTCCGCCTGCTCTATTCCAGCGTAGAAATTGATTCCCAGCTTCATCGAATAATTCCGCATTGATTTTCTTCAATAATGTAGATTTGATAAAGTTGCCTGTTCCGACGTTATAAATCAGTGATGCGATTGCGTCAATTTCATTTTGCGTTAATTCGGCTTTGACATAGGACTCAACTGTTTCTAAAAATGAATTAGCGACATTTTCTAAATGAATAAACGCATCTTCTTTAGTGATTGTGTCGCCTTGTTTAACTCTGCGTCCATTATGATAAAACGTTGTTCCATATCCGATAGTCCAAACACCGACGATATCCTGATACGCTTTAGAACGGAATCCTTCGAATTCTGCAATTAAGTCCAACCCAATTTGCGAAACTTTCATTTGTATATTCCTAGATAAATAATAGTTATTTATGTTAGGATATTTGGATGAATTATAACCAGATGATTTCAACCAACTATAAGTTGGAGATTCCGGGTATGGAATCGGTGAATTATTTTATAACTAATACTGCATTGCCATCACTGACGATGAACGGAGTTGAAACCGCATTTCAAAATAATCAAATTCAATTGCCATCTGATAGAGTTGACTATGATCCTTTGAATGTCACTTTTCTAGTGGATGAAGATTTAGCTAACTATATTTCATTAAATCGTTGGATGTATAATTTTAAAACTACAGAACGTCCTATCGATCACATGAAAGATATTAAGCTGCATCTATTAACAAATAATTTGAATCCACTTCTAACGGTAACTTATTATGGAGCATTCCCCGTTATGCTAGGTGAGATTCCATTGGAGACCGGAGTTGCAGATGCAACTCCCATCATCTTGTCAGCAACATTTAAGTATCAATATTTTGAGTTTGAATAACTTGACAAATACTAATTTATAAGTTATAGTATTACTTAATGAATAACTAAAGATAAACCGCCACATGAAATTAGCCGAGATTCAAGAACATATTAGCCGAGATTCGGACATTGATAATAATGATTTGTCAATGGAATCATTAAGAATACCTATGCTTCATGCTAGGTATTTTTCTATGATGATTGATGAACTTAAAGCATCGAAGGGAATTGAATTTACATATAATACTCTTTACCGCGAAAAATTTGAATATTATATGGGTAAGAGTTCGAATGAAGTATATGATAAAAACCCGCTCAATCATAAAATTTTAAAACAGGATCTTGATATTTACTTAAACTCAGATGCTGATTTAGCAGACATCAAATCAAAACTCGAACTTCAAAAAATCAAAGTCGATTTACTTGAATCGTTTATTAAATCGTTAACTAATAGAAGTTTTCAGATTAAAAATGCTATTGAGTGGATTAAATTTAGGGCAGGTGAATAATGGCTGATATCAGTATTCATAAACTTAATTCTTCGTTTATTAAAGTCATTACATCACAAGGTATCATCTTTGAGATGCAAGATGAATTCGCGTTTTTTGTTGATGGTTATAAATTCATGCCTAAATTTAGGAATGGAATTTGGGATGGTAAAATTCGTTTGATGGGGCGCGATGGAAAAATATATGCCGGTTTGTTATTTGATATTATTGATTTTGCTAACAAGTACGGATATACGTTTGAAATCGATAAGGAGTCGTTTAGTAAGAATAAGTTAAAAATCAAACCGGATGATATATCTGAATTTTTTAAGACGTTAAATAAACACACAAACGTCTCAGAATATACGCCCCTGAATTATCAAATTGCCGCGTTGGAAAGTATCGCAAAAACAAACCGAGCTCTTATAGTGTCCCCGACTGGATCAGGAAAATCGTATATTGCATATCTAATGATTCGCCTTTTTATTGACATGTTTGATTCGAGAATTCTATTAGTCGTTCCAACGACGCAGCTCGTTGATCAAATGGTTTCGGATTTCGATGCGTACAGTATTGATGAGTTTTCAAGCGAATGTCATAAAATTTATTCAGGTAAAGAAAAGAAAACGGATTTACCTGTTGTAGTAACAACGTGGCAATCAGTATATAGACTTGACGAAATTTGGTTTAATCAATTTGATGCAGTTATAGTTGATGAAGTGCATCTGGCTGATGCAGCATCTTTAAAGGCTATTATGGAAAAATGTACTAATGTAAATTTCAGAATCGGCATGACGGGGACGCTTAAAGAGACTTCTACGAGCGAAATGGTCTTGCGTGGCTTATTCGGACCAATATTTAGAACCACGACTACAAAGCAGCTCATGGATGAAGGAAAACTCGCTCAACTTGAAATTGATGCCGTTGTTCTAAAATACACTACAGAAGAATGTAAACTCGTTTCTGCATTCACTGAATATGAACAGGAAGTACAATTTTTAATTACGCATAAAAAGCGCAATGAGTATATTCTTGAGCGAGCGATGTCATTTAATACCAATACCCTTGTTTTATTTTTGCGTGTTGATACACACGGAAAAATTATTGAGGAGATGGCACGAAACCATCCTCGCGCAAAAGAGAAGAAGATATTTTTAGTATATGGTAGTACGGATAGTGATATCCGCGATGGAGTTAGAAAGATTGCTGAAGAAAATAACAACGTTTTGATATTCGCGTCTTACGGTGTATTTTCAACAGGTGTTAACATAAGAAACCTGCATAATGTTATCACTGCGCATCCTCTTAAATCCAGAACGAAAATTCTTCAATCTATCGGCAGACAACTTAGAACGCATAAAACAAAGACGACGGCAATTCTTGTCGATATATCAGATGATTTATCACATAAACGAAAATTGAATTTTTCGTTTAAACAATTTGTATCTCGAATTAAATTATTTGAAGAAAACGAATTCAAATACGTCATTAACCAAGTTCAATTATAAAGGAGTATCGCATGAGCGGAGAAAGGAATACCGATAAAGATTATTTAAATAAAGATGAAATGCTGGAACATATTCGGGTATATAGGGTGAAAGTTCAAATTGCTAAGGAACAGGGCAAACCCGAGCCGAGAATTAGTGATGCTATTGGCGGGTTTATTATCAAGCTGACAACAA